AAGTCATAGAGAAAATTAACATTGAAAATATAATAAAAGATGTTAAAAGCAACATGAAAAAAAGATATTATAGATATGGTTAAAAATTGCAATGATGCAAGAAAGTTAGAATTGACATTACATTTTGTTAAGGGATTTACAGGGTAATAAAAAGGGGGTTATAAATAAATGAAGCAATCAGAGGTTATAAGAAAACAAGATGATCTATTAATAAAGATTGATAATTTAGCAAAAAAAAGAAAGGTATCTCACTTAGTTAAACTTGAACTGGCAGTATATGAAATTTTAGATAAGATCATTGAAGAAATTGAAAGTCCATACCAAGGGATATAATAGCCTTAGCATAGACTTCAATACTTACATAGAGTAAGCTGATAACTCGCAATTACAGTTTACTCACTTTTAAAAATAAATACAAGGGGTGAGTTTAATTAGTGTTTACATTTTATTAGAATATATGATGTTATGTAGTTTAAAACATGTAGAGCCAAACAAAAAAGAATTATATAAATTTAAAGAATTATGGAAGTTATAAAAAAAAGGTGCCTAAGATTTAATTAGGTGCCTTTTTTAGTTGCCACTTGTTGCAATGGGGTAACAATTCGTTAGATCATAGTTAAGTATTTCAAATTAGAATACGTTTGCGAATTTAATGAGTGCAGCAGCTGCACTCTAAAATGGAGAACTTATTCTAATTTGTGCAGACATATGCACAATAAGTATTTCAAACTTCCAATCGCATGGAGATTTGAAACTGCTCAGCGATGAGCAATTTGAAAATTAAAGTCGCCTTTAGATTTGATATTCCCAATCGCTTGGGAATTTGATATTTTCATACGTGTGAAGATTTGATTTGTCCCCTCGACATCAGGTCGACTAAACTTTAAAACCCTCAACGTTGAGGTATTTGATGAAAGCATTCAAGATAACGTTTATTATATCGAATGCTTATTATTAACAATTTGTTCATATTTGTATATCATGTTTACTTGATATACGCAAAAATATGTAATATAATAAAATCAAGTAAAGAAATGAATTAAGAAAGCGAGGTGATAATATGAAAAGAAAGTTGTACCAATTTCATGTAAGAATTGATGAAGAACTTAATACAAAAATAGAAATGTATTTAGAATACATAGTTGTTAAGACAAAAGCGTTTATTAATTTAAGCGAATATAGAAGGTTGATCCTTAGAAAAGGAATAGATCAATTAATTTTAGAAGAGGGTGGGATTGAAGAAATAAAACTCACACTTGCAGATGAAGAAGGATTTACAAAGTATTTAAGTCCAGAAGAAATAGAAAATCTAAAAGATTATAAATAAAGGGAGGAATAATATATATGAATAAAATAAAAGAACTTAATGAGAAAAAAAATGTATTAATTGAAAAAATGGAAGGTTTACTAAATAAGGCTAAAAAAGAAAATAGAAACCTTGATACAACAGAGAATACGGAAATTAAAAAAATGAAAACAGAAGCAGAGGATATAAGCCTTGAAATCAGAGAACTGGAAACAAAACATAATAAAACTATGGAAAAAACAAATAATATGGAATTATCTAAAGTGATGGACAGTGCAATAATGCCTGGACAAAAACTTGAAACAAGATCATCAGGTAAAATATTAGATTTTGGTAAACTCGTTAGAGTAATGAGTGGACACGCAGAAGGAAACGATCAAGAAGAAAGAGCATATTATAGAGATATGGCTTCAAGTGGAAACAGTGTAGTTATACCAGTTGAATTATCTAATAAAATTATTGATATAGCACGAAGCCAATCGGCAGTATTTGGACAGATTCCATTAGTGCCAATGGAAGCAAATAATTTAACAATAGCATCAGTTAAAAATGATGCAGTAGCAGGATTTGTTGTTGAAGGTGAATTGATAACTAAAAGTGATGTGATATTTGAACCGATAGAACTTAAAGGTAAAACCTTAGCGTTATTTGTTCCAGTAAGTGAACAATTATTAGATAGTGCTTCAAACCTTGCAAATATACTTTTAAATACATGTGCATCTGCAATAACAAATACATTAGATTCTAAATTGATTTACGGTGATGGAATAACTGAAATAAAGGGAATTAGCCTTTATACAACAATAGAAAAACCTACACATACAAAGGCAGATTACGATGCATTAATAAAAGGTGTTAAAGCTGTTAAGGGTAATAACATAACACCTACAACAATAGTTTGTAATACAGATTATGCAACAGACCTTGCAATGCTTAAAGATTTACAAGGGCAGTATATAGCACCACCTAAAATGTTAGATAATTATATCCTGAAAGAAAGTAATAATATCCATGATAATGAAATTTTATCATACGATATGAACTCTTTATTATTAGGAATGCATAAAAACATAACTATTGAATGGGGAACATCGTCAGATATGTTCCAAAGAATTCAAAAAGGATTAAGAATATATTTAAGGACAGATTTAGGGATAGTACAGCCTAAGGGAATTAGTTTAACAACAGTAACAGTAACACCATAAAATGCTATAACACCCTCTTCGTTCAATTAAACTTTCAAAGAGGGTTTATATAAAAAATGAAAAACTTTTTTCTAAAAAACTTTTTTCATAAAAGTCCTTTTGCCCAAACATTGCCTTAGGTTGCTCCACCTAAGGCAATAACTTTAAAAAAATATAAAGGGGGTTATTATATGAATTTGGTTGAGCCAATAAAAGACAAAGACACTGTTAGAAATATAATTGATTATCTTAAAAACAATAATGAACGTGATGGAATTCTCTTCCTTATGGGGATATATACGGGTTTGCGTATTGGAGATATCTTAAAACTTCATATCAGGGATGTAGTAGGGAAAAAATCATTGAATATAAGAGATAATAAGACAAATAAAATTAATAGATTAGATTTTAATCCGGAATTAAAAAAAGCCTTGGATCATTATACAAAAGATAAAGAACCAGGAGAATTTTTAATTAAATCAAGAAACGGAAAAAATAAGGCTATAACGAGAAGTAGAAGCTATAAAATATTAAAGCAAGTTGCTGAATTATATAATCTTGATAATATCGGAAATCACAGTTTACGCAAAACTTTTGGCTATGCTCTATATGAGCAAACTAAAGATATAGTACAAGTTCAAAAGGCTTTAAATCATGGTGATGCTTCACAAACAAGAAGATATATAGGAATTGACAATGAAATAATAAATAAATCTATTAAAAATTTAAGGTATTAAGAGTTTTGAAGTCACTACAATTTTATATAGTAAACTTGAATTATTACGATATGGTTTAAAGGGTTGAAAATAAAGGGTTAGAGGGGCAATAAATGAAGTACACACAATCATACATATAGACACTTCAAAAAAAGTTAAAAAACAATATTAAGGTAGGTGAAAAATATGTCTTTAAAAAAATATGAAGAATATGTGAAACCAAGGCTATTAGAGGTTGGAGCATGGGCAAGGAATGGAATAACAGAGAAACAAATAGCTAAGAATTTAGGCATTTCATATGCTACATTCCGTAATTATAAAAAAGAACACTTAGCACTACTTAGCACTTTAGCAGATAGCAAGCAAGTTATTGATTTTAAGGTTGAGAATGCACTACTTAAAAGGGCATTAGGATATAAGGCTATTGAAACTACATCAGAGTTAACTGATAGTGGATTAGTAATAACTAAAGAGGTAGTTAAAGAAGTACAGCCAGACGTGGGAGCCGCAACATTTTGGTTAAGGAATAGGAAGAAAGATACATGGAGTGATAAGCCCAAGAATGAAGAGGAGTGGTAGCAATGAGTAATAAAGAGATACAAGATAAGCCAAAGGACACACTATATAACCGTTGTACTGGATATGATTACTATAAGGATGTAGTAGTCAAGGTCAAGACACAAGAGCTATCAAAGGATGGTAAGACCGTTATAATAAAAGAAAATATTAAAACAATTAAAGTTATGAAACATAGAAAGCCTAATTTAAAATCACAAATGAAATGGTTAAGTAAAAAAAATAAAGAAGAATGGAATTAATCCCCCCCACATTAAAAATATTCTTTTGAAAAAAGCTAAAGGACCGACTGGGGACAATGATTCGCAAAAAATCTGTAAAATGAAGTTTTTAAAATTTCAAATGAAAGGAGTTTTAATTTATGAAAATATTAGATTTAGAAGAAGAAATTATTAACGAGAGAACTGGAATACATTATATTCAATTAGATCAGGAAGAAAAACTAAAAGAAAAATTAAAAGAAATAAGTAAAAAAGGATTATTTGAAAGACATGATATGAGTTATGTAATTATGATAGAAGAAAATCATATTTCATTAGGGATTCATAAATCAACTCTATATTTATTATAAATTAATAAATAGGTATAGGTAAAAGTTCCTGCACCCACTACCAGAGTATACGCAAAATTGCGTTGGTAATTTCATTTAATCAGAATATAAAATCAGTACCTTCAATTTTGAAGATACCAATTTAAAGATAAGGAGGTTAAAAAAATATTATCAAACAATTTAAAAGCAGAGTATATAGAAATGATTGGGGAGCCAAAGAGCTATAACAAGTTAGTTATAGAATATATAAAAGCAAGTGAGAAATTAAGAATTGATATAAATAAAGAACAAAAATTAATTAACATGTTAGATCAATGTTTATTGTGTATTTATTTAATGACAGGTGATGAACCTTTTTATAATATAAATAAAGAAAAATTAATCCAAAGTATAAAAAATAAAGAAACTTTTTGCGAACACTAATTTAATGATATTTTAAAGCAACAGCCTATTTCCAATAGATTTATATAAAACATATAATTAACGTCGCAAAATACATGGTTTTATATCAGACATGATTGAAACATTTATCAATAGATAAATTAATTCATAAATGTTATGATTAAATAATAAAAGCCGTATATAATATAAAAAGGAAGTGTTAGAATATGTTAAAGGAAGAATTTTTACAGTTAACAATATCAAAACAAATTAATCATGTTAATGACATAATAAATAAAGGTGGAAGTTTGACCAGTATATGCAAGGAATTAGGAATAAGTAAAAGCATATCAGCAAAATTTAAAAATCATGGATATATTTTAAAAGATAAACAATATATTCTGGAATTAAAAGAAGGTCAAGAAACATCATTTAAGGAGCCTATAGAGATTAAACAGAAAATAGATACTATTACACCAGGCAACACAATAAATGTTATGGAGCTACAGCAAGAATTGAAAGAAGTAAATCCAGTTGGAAGACCAAAGACAAGAGATAAGAACAAAATAGTTAAGTTAACTATAGAAATGAATAAAGATATTATAAAAGCATTAAAATTTATGGCGATAGGAGAGGAAGTATATATTAATCAATATATTGAGGAATTACTTAAAAA